ATTTAACTTTCCCCTGGCTGTAGTAGAGACCATACTTCCTATTATCAATGACTTTCAGCCTACTGTAGATGTAATGCCTAGAGAAAAGAATGACATCTTCTTTAGTGAGATGATGCAGAAAAGGTTTCAACAGATCGTAGAAGAGACCGATTTGTATGGTAAGATATTACAGGCTGTAAAAGACAGTCTTATCTATAGCAATGGATTCTTGCAGATACTTCCTATTGTAACCGATGAAGGTGTATTTAAGGGCTTTGACATTCAGGTCATAGACCCATTTACAGCAGTACCTCATCCTTATGCTACTGACCTGAACCTAGAGTCAGGTGAATATTTTATGTTTGCTGTTCCTATGGAGACCTCCAGGATATATAGGGAGTTTGGCATTAAGGCTCCAGCAGATGGGAGGTTGAATGATTACAAAGCATATCAGAAGGTAGATGATAATGGTGGCATAGAAAGTGCCAATGTAGAAAGCGAATACGATATGGCATTGGTTATTGAGTGCTATTCCAATGAGCCTGATAAAGAGAAATATCCCAATGGTCGGCATACAATAGTTGTTGGGGACCAATTGGTAGTGGATGAACCATTAGAACTGTACAGGATGCCAGTATTTATGGTATCTAACTACAAGTCACCACATAATTTCTGGGGAATAGGTGAGGTAGACCTGGTTAGAACACAAACCAAAGCATTGAATGAAACTTTTAGTGCTGTTAATGAAAATATTAGAAAGATGGGTTTTCCTATAAGAAAGGTAACTCAAAGAGCAAAAGGTCAAATGACCAGACCAATTACTGGGGCTCCAGGTGAAGAAATAACTGTTGTAGACCCATCGGATGTTACTTTTGAAATGCCACCACCAATACCTGGATACATACAGAATTACATTGCCCAGGTAGGACAATTTATGGAGAACATTACTGGTGTGAATGATGTAACCCAGGGAAGAAAGCCAGGTGGGGTTACTTCAGGTAGGGCTATCGTAGCATTGCAGGAAGCAAGTCAAACCAGGCAACGATTTAAGATTAATAAGGAAGTAGCAAGGCTGACCAAAGAGATTGGCGAGTTTATGGTCCAGATGATACTGACCTTTGATGAAGAGATACGCTCTATTAGAGAGCGAGATGCAGAAGGGCAGTTTGAGTTTACCGAGTTTAATCCAATGGCTGTATACGATGCAGATGGGAATATGGAAGGGACACCAGAGTTTGACCCTGGCACAGCAAAAAGACTCCAGGATAGTGAATTTGATGTAGATGTTACTACAGGCAGTAGATATGCACAGGGTCGTGTAGCCAATGAGGAAAGAGCATTAGA